AGATTTTGAAGTAAAGAATTTAGAGAATTTTATTACTCTTATTCTTATATATAAGGACAGGACTGAAAAAATTCAAAAAGATTTTACTGATTGTGAAACAGGAAGACTAGAGTACTGGAGATATGAGAGTATAGGAAGTTTAGGATGGATAACATTTTTCTCTTCAAAAGAATCCTTTAAAGAAAGAAAATGTACTGTTTAGAAGTTTAATTATTTAAGTGTATTACTTTAATATTACTTAAATAATTCCTCCGAAGAGGAATATTGATCACTTTGCAGAGTTAAGCTCCAATAATTGAAGCAAAACTGTTCACACCTGCATTTGTGAATCTTAACTGAATAAATTCAGCAACATACGTTGGTTTAATATACACATCCACTATCAATTGATTTCTTGAAATAATATCAGGAGTATTGTTAGTTTCGTCTACAATAACCAAGAAGTCTTGAATACCGCGACCAGCTTGAACTGTTCCTAGGAAAGGATTGATCATTGCTTGGATACGATTGCGTGTAAACGAATCGTTAACATTTATGTTCAGTTTAAGTCGTTAATTTAAACCCGAGCTTTTAACTCAGCTTATAGTTTCCTATAAGATCAGACTATATCATTATCTCGTTGGCAGTTGAGATATAAACCATTTCCATCTCACTTAAGATGTACTCCCTCTCGGGATAGTCGTTGAACGTTGTAAAAATGTGTGTAACTTATTGAGAGTTGTAGATATATTTAATTCTTTCGAAAATACTTATACTTGACCCAAAATGACCTGTCTCTTTTAGTATCAAATCTTTAATAAATTCGATTCTTCTATTATAAAACCAATTTTCGCCGATGCGATAGTTTAATGTTCCTAAAGTATTAAAATAATGGATTTTAATAAAATCCAATAAATTAAACTCTTGATTATTATAAAAGCTTAAATTGTTTTCCAAAAGAAATAGAACCATTCTTATATCATTAGTAAAATCAAATATTAAAAGAAGTTCCTTGGCACAATCATCATTATTTTTTAAATCGTTTTCAAATTTCTGTCTATTAAACCTGCCAGTTTCAGAAATATATTTTTTATAACACATTTTTACCTTCGCTGCTGATTGACTCTATTTTAGAGATTTTTAGTTTATTGTTTATTATAACAGACCTTCTATTAAATAATTTTTCAATTTCCTACTCTAAACTTAGCGAGTTATTCCAGCAATTAGATTTATTTTTCGATTAATATTGCTATTAAAAGGAGCAAAACTTTTACTCGAAGACTTGATACTTCGCCATCTTCCACAGGCTTCTTTCTAAGGTGTTAAATAGCCCTCTGACATTTATGCGGTCAAACGAACTAGCTTTGTCTAAAAGGGTTTTTTGACCCCAACATACATTACCTTGTTTTTTTAAGAAAATAAAAATATCTTCTTTGTTTTGTTAATAACCATCGTTAGTGATTACAAGTCCAAATATTAACTTAAATCATTATATAATAAAGTGAGATAAAACCATATAACGAAAGTATTTATAATTTTTTAAAGGAGATTTTTTGTATTCTGAAGAATTTAAAGAGCAAATTATTAAAAATAATTCAGGGAAAAACTTTTTTCTGAAGGTGGTAGAATATATCTAAATGGAGAACACACGCTTGAGGAAATTTATTGTATTCTAAACGACTTTCAAGAAATACCAAAATGCAAATGCGGAACTCCCTTAAAGATAAAAAGATATTCAGCTGGATTTCAGGGCGCTTGTTCTATTCAATGTTCGAATGAAATTAAAGCTGAAACACTCTTTCGGGGAACATCTTTAACTTCTGTTAAAAAGAAATATTTTTCCAAAGATGAAATTTCTAAAGATGTCCTTTTAAAATATATAAATGTTTATGGACATGTTGATACAAATTTTTATAAAATGTGCGACTTTGATATAACACCCGAAGAAGTATATTTTATTTTTTATAATAAAAAAGGAATATGCAAAATTTGCGGTTCGAAAACAAAATTAATCAGTTTTAAAGACGGATTTAGAAAATATTGCACACCTTCTTGTTCTTTTAAGGACAAGGACAGAACAGAGTTAATAAGAAAGACTTCATTACAAATAGGAGAAAATGGTCTAAACTCTTATCAAAGAATGGTTGATACACAAAGGACTAATTCTATTTTACCTGATAAAAACGGACTTACACGACACGATAGAAGAAGAATTACGAATGAAAAATCTGGATTATGGGTTCCTGATTATAAATTGGACGACTTTTCACTCTATTGTAGAAAGGTTGAACAAATAACAAATAAACAGTGTTTTACAAATCTGGAAAATTTTCATTTAAGAGGACATGCAAATAAACCTGGTTCATTTCATTTGGATCATAAATTTTCAAAATTCGAAGATTTTAAATTAAATATACCACCTTATATTATAGGTAATATAGTTAATCTAGAAATGATTGAGGCCAGAAATAATTTGGCAAAAAATAGAAAATGTTCTATTGAACAAGAAAAGCTTTTTAAGCTTTTCTTTAAACAAAATTCTCACTTTTGTTAATATTTAAAACTTTCTTTATATTTCTATAAAGAACAGACTATATCTTCATCTTTCGATGTCTCCCATTTCCATCTCACTTAAGATGTACTCCCTCTCGGGATAGTCGTTGAACGTTCTTTAAGTGCAACTTAAAGCTTCGCTGCTGATTGTCCAATTCTTTTCTTGTTCATCATAATTTTCATTACTATAAAAAGACTCTAAGGGTGTTCCAGCAATTAAAGAGATTTTGAGTTTTTAAAGAACTCCCAAGCCAAGGTTTAACCAGGAAAACTTACAATCGGATTGATATTCATTTTATACAATGAATCTCTATAAGCTACAGTAGGATTGAAAGCCAATTTAATGACATTTTTCAACTGCCCGCGCTCCAAACCAGCTGATGCCCACCATGAAGCTAATGATGTATTAGTTGCAGCTCTAAGACCTGCCATACTTCCTGCTACGTTAATCCAAATATTTTTATCAAAATACTTTGAATAAACTTGAATATAGTTTCCGCCTACGCAAGCATAAGAAGAATTAACATTCATTGTACCAGTTTTTCTCCAAGTTGTAATAGCTGCGATAGCATCTGAAGAAGTTTTTCCAACAGTATCACTATATTCAGCACCAATAAATGCAATACAATCTTTTCTAGCGTCAGCTAGATTAAATGCTGCAATTGGATGAGCTTCATTAGCAATAACAATGTCAATCATTTATGTTCAGTTTAAGTCGTTAATTTAAACTCGTTTAAAGATTTTGTTCTTTAAACAGCTATATGTTTCCATATAGATCAGACTATATCTTTATCTCTAATTAAGTGGTAGTTTAGAGATACTTACCATTTCCACTCACTTGAGTGTACTCCCTCTCGGGATAGTCGTTGAACGTTCTTATAATTTTTGTATCTCTACTTTTTATTTATATTCTTCTATTCTTTTTAAAAGCTCGTCAAGCGTAATTAAATTATCGTTGGTAAATGAACGTCTGACATTTTCTGAATGTAAGACTATTTGACAATTTGCTGGATGCGAAATAATCCAAGTTGGTAGATTATTTTCAAATCCAAATCTTCTCGATAAAAGATGATCTCTTACACAACCTTTTGTATTACTTTTATTATTAAAAACTCCAAACTTCTCTAATAATGCATACTCGGCACTTGAAATATTATTTGTAAATCCAAATTTAAACCTGGATGCATTAAAATAAATCTGATAATCGGTCAAATCTTCTAATTTTTTCCACCTTCCTTTTTCTTCGTTGGTTTTTCTTGCAGTTTCATTTCTTTCTTGCTTAATCAAAAGTTTTTCTTCTTCCGATTTGGAATTCCAAAAAACTTTTGCAGAATTTGTTCCATTTCTTAGTTTTGTTTCACTACATTTTTTAGTCATTTCTTCCCTCTTGGGAAGAGTGATTGATTTTGCAGCATCTTTAGCTCTTTATTTGCACTTTGATTCTTAATTGTTTTTAAATTAAGAATAACTTTTAAATTTTCTATTCTTTCTATTAGAATATATCTATATTTCATTATTTACCTTTGAGCTACCACACTCATTACTTTAAAATTATAAGCTTCGCTGCTGATTGTCCAATTCTTAAGATTGTTACACTTTGGTACTTAAGACTCTAAGGATGTTCCAGCAATTAAATAAGTTTTCACTATAATATCAATATTATAGGGGACAAAATTTTATCCACTTCCTCTTTATTTTCCCACACCGCAGTAGCAGCTTCGATTTCACCATCTGACAATTCAGCACCATCATTACCATCACTTAATGTAATAACTTTATCTGTAGTATTACTAAAGATATAAGATTTTACTTCGGTTCCAGCTGTTGCTGCATTTGTTAAAGTGGTGTTATCTTTGACATAAATGTATTTACTCGCGCTGTTGATAGCGGTTTCAATATACATAGAACGGTTTGAAGCATCTCTAGCTGTTTCATCAAATGAAACAATATAACGCTCTACAATTTCACCATTGTATTGAACAAGAACTGCATACTCGCCTGCTCCTGCTGGATATTCGAATTGTTCATCAAGACCAATTCCATCAAATGCATATTTACTAGCTCCAAAATCTGTAGATTTAGCAATAGCAATATTGATTGAGTTACCCCAAACACCTGGATTTTTTGAAATAAATTTCAAAGAAACATCTTTATCTGCACTAGATGGAAAAGTAATACTTGGTTCAGCACTTTCAAAATCTGTATCATTTCCAATAACATCTGTATTAGAAGCAGTGACATCAACACCATCTGTTGCAATAGTAGATGTAGTCATTTGACCAAATCCAATAGCATTTTTAGCAGTAGCTGATAATCCTCTAGAAATTAGCAAAGTATTTGCATAATCAAGGAAAGTTTTACATTGATACCAATCATTATAGTTAGTTTTTGTAGGCTTTCCGAAGAATCCTTCCAACTCCACACTATTAGAAACTTGAACGAACTGGCCAGTTTTACCTTGAGTAAACGAACCTGCGAAAACAGCAACAGAATTAGAAACTGTTGGAACGATAGCAGACATGTCGATTTCTAAAACCTCAACGCCTGGCGATTGCATATTTGTAGCCATTTTGGACCACCTTTTATTAAAAGATTTTTGGTTCCAATTGGACTATGGTACTCAGGAAGGTCTGATATTATCTCGTCATTCCTCCGACCTATGTGAACGCTAACTCGGTGTACCAAGTCCTTAGTATTTCTACGAGACAAATCTCTAAATCTCATGTCTAGTCGAAACTAGCATATACTAATTATTGGTAACACGAAAGTATTTATATTTTTCAGATAATTTTTGTCGTTCTACCCGATCATAATAGGAGCTGGTCCAGCATATCTATTAATTAATTCTTCCTTAAGAGCTTCAATTTCTGTTTCTGCTCTTGATTGCATTTTCTCATGATTTATTCTAGCTCCACCAACTAGAGTTGCATCGTGCTTTCCTACTGTATCTGATTGAAGAAGTTTTGTTTTTGCCACGCACATTCTTTGTACCCATTCGTTGTCAAAAATATAATCAACAGTATCTGGAATATACTCATGAGCTGATTCTATTACTATATTGCCTGAGAAAACTTCAGTAATTTGAAGTTTTCTCTTATAAGGATTCCAAGTAAAATGAATATCATCTCCAAAATACTTATCAAGTAAAGAACGAGTTGCAGAAAGATTCATTACAGAACCAATAGCATCCTTTAAATCAATA